TTATTTTTTATCAATTATTGAGTCATATTCAAGGAGGTTATCTATACATTTTTCCAGTTTATAAAAATCTGTCAATGGATAGAGATTGACTATATCATCGTCAAAGTTTTGTATACCAGAAAGGCGTTCCTTTCGTTTTAAATATCGAGTAGCTGAAAGTACTTCAGAATATCCGTCCATATCAACCGTATAATCTAGGGTTTTCAAAACCTGCCAAGATACAGGCGGGGTAAGATCGAACATTTTCAATAAGTTAGGGCAAAAATCCATTTGAATAGTTTGTGCATAACTGACTTTGGGAGGGAGTACAACATTTATTGATTTATCACTGTGTGAAGTTTTAACCATTTTTGTAGAGCGATAAGCAATTCCTACGATGTTTGATTTACTTCTGCGGCTAATCCATTGCATTAATAAGTTTGGGATGATGTACTCTTGGGTAAATGACACGCTATTATTTTTCTTTACATAATTACATGCATAAATCAATGGCATAAGACAAATGTAAGCTAGTTTTTCATAGACAGATAAAATATTTTTTCGTTGGATGTTGTTGTATTTTGAATATATTATATCGGCTGTGAAGTTCAAGATTTTAGACTCAGAATCATTTGAAGAGAATGATGATATATAAAGCTTGTCGAAATCAGGCTTATCCATTTCTAACCAGCATACATAAAGAGATGAACCCAAATATAAACAAGGTAGTCCAGCTACAGAGTACCTCTGAGCGTTTACAAGGTGGCGCATGGAAAATGGGATGTGAAATATATCCTTTCTTTCGCTAATTGCACTATGTGATTTTCGTACACGAAAAAGTGGTTTGTCTGCGTTACATAGATTATTTAGCGGGGTGGAGATTGCTTGTATATACTTTACAATGTTTCTTTCTGAAAAAGTAGAATCAAAGTTGTCATAAGCCGATTTTATATCGCCTGACAAAAAGTCAGATAATGCAGCGACAATTCCATAATAAATTGTAGTAATTCTGTTGATTCTGTTTTTTAATCTAATGGATAACCTATCCTCGTGTTCATCTATGTAATCATGAAGTATGTTAAAGTAAATTTCACATTTTTCTTTATAATCATTGATGATGTCTGATTTGACTTTGAATGGTAGTTTAAGTTGTGGGGTGCTATTTATTTTTGTAAAAAGTTCATCAAGTTCTTCGGCTAAACTTTCTGTATTCATAGTGTCATAATCCATTGAGTTTTAATGAGTGTAGCGGATTTTTAGTAATGGCATCTTCTAAATGTTCTGGTGCAAAGTGAGCATAAACCATGGTCATCTTGATATCTGAATGTCCTAATATATCCCTTAAAACCAGTATGTTTCCGCCGTTCATCATAAAATGGCTGGCGAATGTATGGCGCAGAACGTGAGTACACTGGCCCTCTGGCAAATCAATACCGGCTCGCTTCACTGCCCGCTCAAAGGCTTTTCTACATGGGGTGAATAGCTTCCCTCTGTTTTTGGGGAGTTCATCATACAGTTCCTGAGATATCGGCACGGTCCGGTTTTTCTTACCTTTGGTCTTTGTGTAGGTGATGCGGTATTTCGATAACTGATGACCCTGTAGGTTTTCGGCTTCACTCCAGCGTGCTCCCGTTGCCAGGCAGATTTTTGCAATCGTCAGGAGGCTGTGGCTTTGAGAATCTGCGCAGGCATCCAGCAGGCGCTTAATTTCATCTGGGGCCAGGAACGCCAGTTCGCCCTCTGCGATTTTGAAAGTTGGCAACCCAGCAAGCGGATTAGGGGCTGACCAGTGACCCAGCTTTTTCAGCGTGCCAAAAACTGATGAGAGGTTACGTTGCTCAAGGTTTACCGTTCGGGGCTTAACAGGTGACATAAACGCGCCATCTTCATTTCGCACTTCACCTTTTAGCCGCGCTTCGCGGTATTTCGTGAAGTCACCGGCGGTAAGTTCTGAGGCGATGGGATCACCTAGGCCATTACAAATAATATTCAGTTTTGCCATCAGGCGTTTAGGGTCTGCGAGCGTCTGGCCGTAAAGGGAGTGCCACTGATCAATCAGTTCTGACAAACGTCGCCGATCTTCCTTTTCCCCCAGCCACGGCTTTTTGTTTACTTCATCCATGGTGAAGTTTTCGAATGCTATGGCCTCGCCTTTCGTCGCAAATTGCTTGCGCACGCGTTTGCCGTCGCGCCCGTTAGGGTAGCATTCACACAACCATTTTCCGTTAGGCTGTTTCCTGATGGTCATGGCTAAATACTCTTGATTACTTTAATGGCTCGCCCGACAACTTCCACATCATCAACAGAACACTCATAGGATGAGTCGTCCTGGTGAACAACAATTCTGTTGCCTGGTATTCGGGCAATCTTGACGATGCTCTTCACCCCATCAATATCGACAAGCCAGTAACCATTGCTAACCTGTTTGACAGATGTATCCACTACAAAGCAGTCAGTAGACGTTTTTATAAACAACGAATTGCCGGACTCACTGTCCAGTAAGCTGCTATCAAGCAAAACTTCCCCTTCGTTATTCAACTCTCCGTTCTTCAATTCGACTTGTTTAATGCTTGGTGCAACGATTTTGGAAAGTGGTCGCAGTGTGATATTTGACTCGTTTACGGGATTTTTTTTTCGGTCTTCTGAAGTGAACATTTCACCTTGGCCTGTCGCTAGCCATAGAAGAGAAACCCCTGTTTCAAGTGCACACTGGATGACCCACTCAGCAGGGAAGCTGTCTCGTAAGTTTCTGTTTGCCATGGTGCTTTTAGAGATTTTCAAATGGTCAGCTAGTGCTTGTTTGGTGCTGAATCCATATGCCTTTAGCAATCTTTCGATCGCTTCTCGACCTCCCGTATTGGGACCTGCCTGGATATTGATCATCAAATACTCCATTGACGACCACTTTAAGTGATCGTAGTATCGCGATTGTCTTGTGGTGTGATCTCAAAAAGTGATCTAAAACGAGATAAAACAAATTTAAACCTAAGGATACTGCACTATGAGCACAGATATTTCAATTCGTGTACCAAAGGAGATGGCTACACCTGCTGAGTTCGCTGAATGGGAAGGAATTTCCCGTGGTTCTGTTTACCAAAAAATCCACCATGGTCAGCTTGCTAAATACATGGTGAAGAAGGAAAAAAACAAAGGCCGCGTCAGTCTGCGCTACCTGATGTACAAAACAGATCAGGTCCGTGAATCCCTTGGTCATTCCAACTTCCGCGTCATTGTTGGTCAGTAAGTTCAATTATGGGAACTTTCTAAGGGGCTTACATGTTTGATTATAAGATTTCCAAACATCCACACTTTGACGAAGCCTGCAGGGCTTTCGCGCTGCGCCACAATATGGCACAGCTGGCTGCCCGCACAGGTATGAATGTCCAGACTCTGCGCAATAAGCTGAACCCGGACCAGCCGCACCAACTGACCGCGCCGGAAATCTGGATGCTTACCGATCTGACTGAGGATTCCGTACTGGTTGATGGCTTCCTTGCGCAAATCCACTGCCTGCCATGCGTACCGCTAAACGAAGTCGCCCGGGAGAAAATGCCGGATTACGTACTGAAGGCCACAGCAGAAATCGGCCGCGTAGCTGCCGGTGCTGTTTCTGGTGAGGTGCATACCTCTGCCGGCCGCCGCCAGATTGTTGACAGTATTAACTCAGTCACCCGCCTGATGGCATTAACCGCTGTGACGCTGCAGGCACGTCTGCAGACCAGTCCGGCAATGACAAGCGCAGTTGATACCGTGACGGGCCTCGGCGCGTCGTTCGGTCTGATCTGAGGTGCCTATGTTGACCAACCAACCATCAATGGCATCGCTTCTTGTTAAGCAAAGTCCGTCTCCACATTTCGGGCACGGCTGGATCATGGGGACCGATGGCAAGCGCTGGCACCCGTTCCGCTCTCAGGATGCGCTGCTGGCTGACCTGTCCACCACCAAACAGGGGAAACCATGGCTATCGAAGGCGATTCTGCGACTGTTCCGCTAAGCCCTGGGCATCGCCTTGACGGGCTGAACCACATAACGGAATTAAGAGCGAAAGTGTTTGGCTTAAATATTGAGCCTGAGCTGGAGAGGTTTATTAGCGATATGCGAAACCAACGGGATATTAACCATAGACAGAATGAGCGGGCATTAGCCGCAATTTTCTTTATGGCAAAGATTCCGGCGGAACGTCATAGCGTCAAAGTGAGTGAGCTGACGACTGACGAAAAGCGGGAGCTGATTAAGGCAATGAACCATTTCCGTGCAGTGGTGAGCTTATTTCCAAAACGGCTAACCATGCCGAATTAATAAACGCCTGCCTAACGTCTGTTATGGCTGGCGTTGTAAATACCATCATTAACAACTGAGGATATAAAAATGGGATTTTTTGGATTTGCTAAAAAAGCACGTAAAGCAGCAGCGGAAGTTAAAAAGTTTGAAAGGCGCGATTTGGCGCAGGCGGTGGTAAATGCTGCGTATCTGGTTGCCTACGCTGACGGCGAGTGCGAAGCGTCAGAAAAGGCAAAGATTGAGCAGGTGCTGCGCACTCAGCCTGCGCTGGCGGCGTTTACCTCGGAGATTAACGCTATCAGCGCAACGATCATCGGGCAGCTGGATACCAACTTTAAAATTGGTCGCCGTGCGGCGCTGCGCGAAATCGAAGATGTTAAGCACGATACCCGCGAAGCCGAAGATGTGATGGATGTGGCCGTGGCCATCGCGGAAGCCGACGGCGAAGTAGAGCCGGAAGAGCGCAAGGTGCTGGAAGAGATCGCCGCCGTTCTGGGGCTGCGTCTGGAAAACCATCTGTGATAAGTAAATTTCGCTGGGCCGCCGCCGCTGTGCTTTTGTTTCTGGTGGTGGCGGTGGACTTTACCAGCCGGGCAATGTCTGTCCTGGCTGATGGCGTTCTGGTTGTCGGTGTTATCGCGCTGATAATTCCGATGATAAAGAAGCCGTGAATATATAGCCCGCGCTGTGCGGACTACCTCTGAGTAATACAACCCAAATTTTAGGCGTAAACCCGCCGGGCATTTTTTTGCCCAAATTCAGGAGAAGCACTATGCGAAATATTGAAACCTGTAACACCAAAATTGGCCCAGACGATGCTGGCCTTAATCTGCTGCTAACCGAAGCACGCAAGGAAGAGCGTCGGGGCCGCGCTGATGTGTTTGCAGCCCGTCTGGATACCCTGGCAGCCCGCATCTCCTCCCGTCAGCTGACCCATGCGGAAGCGGCGGAGCTGCTGCGCGAAGAGGCCGTGAAAATCCAGAACGAAGCGCAGGAGATCCACTGATGGCTGATTCTATGGACCTCGTACAGCAGCGCGTTGAAGAAGAACGCCAGCGCCACATCCACATCGCCCGTGCCAGACAGCCGGGCGTTTCCCGCGTCTTATGCGTCGAATGTAACGCGCCAATCCCGCCAGCTCGCCGCCGCGCCATTCCGGGCGTGCAGTGCTGCGTCACCTGTCAGGAAATCGCAGAGCTGAAAGGCAAACACTACAACGGAGGTGCGGTATGACCGCCAGAAAACCAACCAAGCACTCAACAGACAAGCGCGCGCGTCTGCGCCAGGCTGCCCAAGACTATCAATCAACATTGTCGTGGTATCAAGGAAACCTCGATAGTCCGAACGCAGAACAGGATTGCGATGAAGCTACGGCGGCGTTTAAGCGCGAAATCGGCCATAGGGAAATGGACATTATCACTGATCTGCTGGATGAGATAGACGAGCTGCAGGAACGCCTCAAGGCCGTAATGGACAGCGAGCCGATGTTTTTCGTTGATGGCGAGGCAGCAAAGCGCCTATTAAGAGGCGAAACGCGTTTTGCGGCCATGACCACAGAGCCTAAGCCAGGGAAGACATTGGCACTTTATATCGATCCGAAACCTGCACTGGAAGTGCCGGATTTCAAAAAACTGGCCCACGAATTGGTGGACAATCTTGTCGATTGTGCCTCTGCTGATGATGCTGCTGTTAGGCAGTATCTGGAATGGACAGAGAGCGCCTGCCGTGCCGCTATGCTGAAAGGTGGTGTAGCATGAGCGTAATTCACAGCTTAAAGATTGGTCCGCTGTTTTTTAATGCTGTAGCAAACGGCGAGAAAAAAGCAGAAGTGAGAAAAAACGACCGCAATTTTAAATGTGGTGACTTTCTGCTGCTGCGTGAGTGGGAGGGGGAATATACAGGAGACAAGCTGGTAGTAAAGGTTACGCATATATGCCCGCTTGGCCTCTTTATTGGCGGAAATTGGGTGCTGATGTCTGTTTCTCATATTGAGGATAATGATATTCAGCCGTTTATGGATGCAGTTTTAGGGGGTGTTCAATGAGCACCATCCTGAAATGGGCGGGCAATAAAACCGCCGTCATGCATGAGCTGAAAAAGCACCTTCCTGCAGGCCCGCGACTGGTTGAACCTTTCGCGGGTTCCTGTGCTGTGATGATGGCGACAGAGTATCCTCATTATCTTGTCGCTGATATTAATTCGGACTTGATTAATCTTTATAAGCAGATTGCATTTAACTGCGAGAAATTTATTACTAACGCCAAAGGGTTATTTGCCGGCACCAATAGCGAAATCTCTTATTACAATATCCGTCAGGATTTTAATCATTCCGCTGAAACTACTGATTTCTGGAAAGCTGTATTTTTCCTTTATCTTAATCGCCACGGTTATCGTGGCCTTTGTCGTTATAACAAGAAAGGTGTATTTAACGTCCCATACGGCAATTATAAAAAACCGTATTTTCCTGAATCTGAAATAAGAGCGTTTGCTGAAAAAGCCAAACGCGCCACCTTCATTTGTGCCAGCTATGAGGAAACTTTAGCGATGGTCAAAGCAGGTGATGTGATTTATTGCGACCCACCTTATGACGGGACATTTACCGATTATCACACTGATGGTTTCAATGAAATTGAGCAACGTCGCCTGGCGACGACTCTTGATGTGCTGGCAGCAGCAGGCCGTCAGGTTGTTGTGTCGAACAGTGAAACCGAGCTGACGAACGCGATTTACCATAATTTTACCCGCCACCGTATTAACGCAAAACGCAGTATGGGCGTGGCCGGTGGTGATGGTAAGTCTGCAACTGAAATTATCGCTGTTTCTCAACCTCTGATCTGGTCCGGGATTGCTCTGGCAGCGTATCCAGACGTGGGTGCGTCTTACGAAACTTTCCAAAGAGAGTATTTGTGTGAGCCATCACGACGTTAAAAACTACGGCGGCGCAGATGATGCCGCCGCTGCTTTTGCATGGAATGCCCCGAAAAAAGCAGTAAACCCGTATGCGGACCCGGCGGAAGTTGCGCCGGTGTCTGCGCTTTCAAACCTGATCGCTCTTTACGCCGCCGATAACGAGCAGGAACAGCTGCGCCGTGAGGAGATGAGTGATGAGGTCTGGGAGCGCTTTTTCTACAATGAAGCCCGTGATCCGGTTCAGCGTGAAATGGAGCAGGACCAGCTGATCAGCAGGGCGAAGATGGCCCGCGAACAGCAGAAATTTAACCCTGATCTGATCATCCTGGCTGACGTGTCAGCGGAACCGTCATATATCAGCAAGCCGCTGATGGACCGCATTGATTATTTTCATAACCTGAACCGCCCTAAGGCCTATTCTCGCTACCTGCGTGAAACAGTCAGACCGTGCCTGGAACGTCTGGTGCGTGTCCGGGATAGCCAGATATCGACCTCATTTCGGTTTATGGCAAGTCATGACGGGCTGGAGGGGTTGCTGGTTCTGCCTGAAATGAGTCAGGACCAGGTAAAGCGACTATCCACACTGATAGCCACCCATATGAGCATGTGTCTTGATGCGGCTTGTAGCGATCTTTTCGTCAGCGATGACGTCACGCCGGACCAGATGCGCAGGGCGTGGGAACGAGTGGCCGATGAGGTCATGCGGCTTGACGTGATCCCCCCTGCATTTGAGAAGTTACGCCGCAAGAAACGCCGCCGCAACCCTGTGCCGTATGAGCTTATTCCGGGTTCGTTGGCGCGTATGCTTTGCGCTGACTGGTGGTATCGCAAGTTGTGGCAGATGCGCTGCGAGTGGCGGGAGGAGCAACTGCGTGCGGTGTGCCTGGTCAACAAAAAAGCCAGCCCGTATGTCAGTTATGAGGCCGTTATCCACAAACGCGAGCAGCGCCGTAAGTCGCTGGAGTTCTTCCGCTCGCATGAGCTGACCAACGAGCAGGGCGACACGCTGGACATGGAAGACGTGGTGAACGCCAGCAGCAGCAATCCGGCGCACCGTCGTAATGAAATGATGGCCTGCGTTAAGGGGCTGGAGCTTATCGCAGAAATGCGCGGCGACTGCGCCGTGTTCTACACCATCACCTGCCCGTCACGTTTCCACGCAACGCTCAACAACGGCAGGCCAAACCCGAAATGGACGAGCGCGACGGTCAGGCAAAGCAGTGATTATCTGGTTGATACGTTTGCCGCTTTCCGTAAGGCCATGCATAAGCGCGGTATGCGCTGGTATGGCGTCCGGGTGGCTGAGCCGCATCATGATGGAACGGTACACTGGCACCTGCTGTGCTTCATGCGTAAGAAAGAGCGCCGCGCTATCACAGCGTTGCTGCGTAAATTTGCTATCCGTGAGGACCGCGAAGAGCTGGGCAACAATACCGGCCCGCGCTTTAAGTCTGAGCTGATCAACCCGCGCAAGGGCACACCTACCAGCTACATCGCCAAATACATCAGTAAGAACATAGACGGGCGCGGCCTGGCTAACGAAATCAGCAAGGAAACCGGCAGATCACTGAGGGATAACGCAGAGCACGTCAACGCCTGGGCGTCACTTCATCGCGTCCAGCAATTCCGCTTTTTCGGCATTCCGGGCCGCCAGGCTTATCGCGAGCTGAGATTGCTGGCAGGACAGGCTGCGCGGCAGCAGGCAGATAAAAAGGTCGGGGCGCCGGTACTGGATAACCCTCGTCTGGATGCGGTGCTGGCTGCAGCCGATGCCGGGTGTTTTGCCACCTACATCATGAAGCAGGGCGGCGTGCTGGTCCCACGTAAACATCACCTGGTCCGCACGGCCTATGAACTGAACGACGAGCCATCAACCTATGGCGATCACGGTATCCGTATTTATGGCATCTGGTCCCCGATTATAGAGGGCCGTATTTGCACGCATGCGATGAAGTGGAAAATGGTTCGTAAAGCCGTTGACGTTCAGGAGGCGACAGCCGACCAGGGCGCTTGCGCCCCTTGGACTCGTGGCAATAACTGTCCCCCTGTGGAAAAAATGAACTATTTTGAGCCAGATTTACCAAGTGGAGAGCAGCCGGAACCGCTGCCGGACTTCCAGAACATGAGCAGGAAAGAGTTACGGGAGCTAAACGCAAGGCTGCGCCAGGTTAGACCGAAACGGCGGAAGGGTTACAAACAGGAAATTAACGATCAGCAGCGCCTGCAGCTTGAATGTGAGTTGAAGTCCAGAGGCTTTGACGGATGTGAGAAGGAGATCGATCTGCTGCTGCGTGGTGGCAGTATTCCATCGGGTGCTGGGTTGCGGATTTTTTACCGCAATCAGCGGCTGCAGGAGGATGACAAATGGCGGCAGTGGTACTGA